TGGGTTTGGTATCAAAAAATACTGCCCACACTCCTTCAGAGGCCAACACTTGTTCGGTCTTGTAAGTTGCTTTGTCAGTGTGTTCAATCAACACATTTGGTTTGGGTCTCGACATCATTATCTCCGTAGTTTATTTATCTCAAAAACTACGTGGTTTTGAAACTGCCACCACTCAATTCTACCGTAACTGTTTCTTGTTTTGGCTGAGTATTTCGAGTATGCAAGGACTCTAATGTCAGTAACAATTTTGTAATATCGCTGTGCAAGTCTTTGGCTTCACGCATGGTCATAGTGAAATCACGCTGACCGCGTGATTCATGTGCTTTGATGCTGTCTACAAATCTATTGATGTGTAGACTCATGACACAAAAGGTTCTAAGTTTGGCGGAGCCCAACCAGCCGGTTTGAGTACCTTGCCGTCTTCGCGTTTGCGTACCATGCCTGTTTGTTTATCAATCTTGGCAAAGTTGGTGCTCATAACTTCTTTCCAAGCACCTTCAGCGTCAGCACCAAGACTGTGTATGGCACCAATGGTCACAACAAGGATGTCAATCAGGGCATCGAGATCATCCACTTTGGTTGTACTGGCTATTAGTTCATTGAATTTCTCACTAATGAGATTACAATACAGTTGATATTGTGCTTCGTTGAACTTGCCCACAGTTTGTTCACAGGATCGCATGTACTTTTCTTGATCGCGGAAAGGATTAGACACTTGCTTGCTCCTTGGTTTGAAAGGGACCTTGGTAAGCATAACGCTCCAAGGTAATAAGTTTAGGATGCTGTACTGCTTTCCACTTGCGATGTTGCTTAACTCGGTACCAACCGGCGGCAAACCAACTCTTGCTTTTGTCTTCTCTGGTGAACAGTGGTAACCGGTGTTTCACGTCCCATAGGGGATTGAACACCTCGCCTGAAACTTCATGTCCATAGACCATGTTTGGTGGCAATGGAGTTACAGTTTCAGCCGGCTCGAATTGGATGTCAACCGCCTCTCGAGCCATCTTGATTGTTTTATAACTTACTACACTATCAAGAATTTTTATTGTACAGTTACCGTTCTCTTTTACTTCAAGTTGACCAATCTTGCGATTATCCTTCTTGAGTATCCAGTACTGGTTCTCCACTACGGGTTTGGCTAATATCATCTAATACTCCTTTGTATGTTTCGTTCATCCAGCGACTAACTTGATCTGCACTGTCGCTGAGTTTGGTCAGTTCGTACTTGCCACAGAACTTTAGGAAGTGTGCGCCTACCATGCCAACATCCTTGTGCGAGATTTGTTCACGAATGCAACCATCCACAACTGCTTTAACATTGTCGGGCTGTGCCGTAAGGTCAATCAAGGTACAATTACGTTCATAGTCATCCAGCACACGATGCTCGGCGCCATTGTGGTCGGTCCAACGTTGCAACATCAGATTGTTCCAATTGTATCCGCGCTTGTCTCTGTCTCCAAAGGCCTCACGGAGACCAACTTTATTCTTTGTGCCTTTCTCACGTACTCCAGGATACGCACTAAATACGTTGTCCGAGGTGTCGCCACGCATGCACTTCTCAAATAGCAACCAGGCTGGATCCGGGATCGTTTTTGGCTGTTTAGTTTTCTTATCATTGACACGGTTACCTTTAGCATCGAATATGCCCTCCAAGGTTAAAAGTTCATCTGTAATACCATTATATTGATTAACGTTGGCGGCCAGCAACTGCACGAAATCAGTGTCTGAACTTACAACGGTGTGTTCATCTTGGGGGTGTAAAGAGATCCAACGTGCTATGATGTCATCTGCTTCAGCAGTGGCACAACGGATCACACTACAATTTGTTTTTGTAGCCAAATATTTAGTCAGTTCGTCATACGTCTCCCAAAACAGTCGGTCTTCTTCTGCTTCAGTTTCGGTCATTGCCCCACGTGCCACAGCACGGTTTTTCTTGTAGGGCTCGTAGAAGTCCTTGCGCCACGAACGTCCTTCCAGTGCGAAAACCACATGATCTGCTTGAAAACGCTTGGCCACTTTGTTAGCGGCCATTATGGTAACATGTAGGGCAAAGCCCAGTTTAGTCCATGTGTCACTGGCACGGTGTGCTGAGTGCCGGGCACGGAAAAACATGTTGGCTGTATCAATCAGTAGGTATTTCATTAGTCACAATCAAGTTGTTATCGTAAATATATTGTAACACATGTTCAGCCCAAAGTCTATGACTTCGGGCATCAAAATGGTAACTTGCGGCATTTGCATAGGTACCTCCGTTGTTTTTTAGCCAATTATGGTAGGATTCTTCCCGGACATACGGGTGCATGTATTCCTTGCCCCAATCTTGGCGATTTTGGATATCACTGAATGTACTGTGCGCACTGAAGAACAAATGACGTATGCCCAGGGCGTTGAGATACAGATGCATGGCCCAAATTTTGTCATGTGCTTGTGGGGTCTTGACTGCCCAATCTATGTTTACGACATAATTTTTGTAACGTTCTTGTAACTCATCTGGCACACTATCTATACCTGATGCATTGACTTGATACCAGGTACCTTCATGAAACCACTCTTCTCGTTCCCAGGTGGTCCATTGTAGGATCATAAATGCATCTGCTAGTTTGTCTGGGTGGCGCTCAATCCAATCCTTTGTGGTTCGTATAACACGATCATTGCTACCACCTGAACTTGCTTCACAAACTAATTCTGCACCTAGTGCATCCGCAATATGTTGACCATAACTGACTGCTAGATTAGCAGGATGGGGTTCGGTACCCATCTTCCACAATTGGCCGTCATCGCAAGCCCAAGCGTGAGGAACTGCGGCTTCTGCGGCCGCAGAGTGACTGCACCCATTCACATACAAGATCATTTTTGTAGTAATACTTTTTCAGTCTCTGCGGCAACTACACGTTTGCGCAGACTTGAACTGGAGAACGAGTGATCTCTGCCGTTGAACACTAGTTCAATGCCACGCATTCCACATTCCTCATAGCCAGAGAAGTTTTTGTGTTGATATTCCACACCCAGCACACGAACATCAACTGGCAGGATCAGCAAAAGGTCCACAAGATCTTGTTCGGTTTGATACACAACAACTTCATCAACATAACGGCATGCGGCCAACTGTATTTGTCGCTCCACAATACTTTGTATAGGGCGATTTTTAGTTTCAGGTCTATCGATAGTCGGGTCTGTTTGCAACCCGCAGATCAGGTAGTCACAGTGATTCTTGGCCTCGCTGAGCATAGCAATGTGGCCCGCGTGGAGCATGTCAAAGGTTGAGAAAGTGATGCCAATCTTTTTTCCTTCTTGCTTGAGTTGTTTGATATGGTTAAAAATCATTTTTAATCTTTTCTAATAAAAACATTGAAAATTTTTCGTGACCGTTTTCTGATAAATGCCCGGTCACTTTGTTACAATCTGGATCATTCTTAAATGCCCAATCCATAATATAAAAATCGTGTAGGCTAAAAATGCTAGGATCATTTACAACTGCTTGTACCTGCTCAAGTTGTTCTATTGCAGGAAAACAATTTATTGGAATTTCGCAGTTTTTTGCTGCTGAAAAGAAGAAGTATGTGCGATTGTTATTTTTTAAAAATTGTGATAACAAATAGACTTGGGTATAAAAATCCATTAGTTGTTTGTGAACAAACAGATCTTCGTTAACTAAACATTTTTGTTCCAAGGTAGCTTCCCCTTGGTTTAACAACCAATCTAACGTGGCAAAATTTAGATTATCATAACATCGATTTAACACACTGGGCTTGCTTCCATAGTACCAAACTTCTATGCGACGAATAAATGACCAACCCACAATCACCAATGGATTAACAAATTGATCAGTTGTTTTAATAACTTGTTCTATCGTGCTCCTAGTAATTCGATCATTTGATGATCCCGCTGCCGAAATATTAACTACAGGAATATTAAATGCATCTTTTAAATAATCACTGTATACTCGATGCTTGCCATTACGAGCCGAATAACTATCACCGTTGACAATAATAGCATCATACGGTGTCATGATACTTCACTCCTACCATCGCCAATG